CGATAAATACTATCCATATACAAAAGGTTAACCTATGGCAAGTTGGAAAAAATATTTTAAAGTAGCAAATCGTACAGATGGATCAATGAGTCCTATCAGTGGTATGAATAGACCACAAGGCGGGGCCTCAGACGACTTTGCTTTCCGTAATTATCAATCAAGTTTACCAGAAGTCTACTCAGGACACCCTAATCGTGTTGAACGTTATAACCAATACGAAGCTATGGACATGGATTCTGAGATCAACGCATGTTTAGATATTATCGCAGAATTCTCAACACAGGTAAATGATCAAAACGGTACAGCATTTGAAATAGCCTTTACAGAAAAACCAACAGACCATGAAGTTGATATTATTAAAAAACAACTACAGCAGTGGACCAAACTAAATCAATTTGATCAAAGAATTTTCAAACTATTTAGAAATACTATCAAGTATGGTGATCAAGTATTCATTCGTGATCCAGAAACATTTGAGCTATACTGGGTTGACATGTCAAAAGTTTCTAGAGTTATTGTCAACGAAGCAGAAGGCAAGAAACCAGAACAGTATGTGGTTAGAGATATTAATCCTAACTTTGAGAATTTGACAGTAGCGGCCAAAACAGCACAAGATGCTAACACTAATCCGCCAACACAGGGTGGATATACTCCACCTAATAACTTTACAGCACCTAATGCTATGGGTGGTGCAGGACAAGGTAGATTTGGTCAAGCAATGAATGAAAGTGCTGTTGAAGCAGGACACGTAGTACACTTATCATTATCAGAAGGATTAGACTTCAAATGGCCGTTTGGCACATCAGTATTAGAGAACATTTACAAGGTCTACAAGCAAAAAGAACTGTTAGAAGATGCTATATTGATCTATAGAGTACAACGTGCTCCGGAGCGTAGAATCTTCAAAATTGACGTAGGTAATATGCCAAGTCACATGGCAATGGCCTTTGTAGAACGTATTAAAAATGAAATACATCAACGTCGTATTCCAACACAGAGTGGTGGTGCTAGCCAAGTAGACGCTACATATAATCCACTATCAATCAACGAGGACTACTTCTTCCCAGTGACAGCAGACGGAAGAGGATCAAGTGTTGATACATTACCTGGTGGACAAAACCTAGGCGAGATTGATGACTTAAAATACTTTAACAATAAATTGTCTAGAGGTTTAAGAGTACCAAGTTCATACTTACCTACTGGCCCAGATGAATCAGCACAGGCATTGAGTGATGGTAGAGTTGGTACAGCACTGATTCAAGAATATAGATTTAATCAATACTGTATGCGACTACAGAATCAAATTATCAATAAACTAGATGATGAATTTAAAATGTTCCTACGCTTTAGAGGTTTTAACATTGACTCATCACTGTTTAACTTAAAATTTAATCCACCACAAAACTTTGCGTCATACAGACAAGCAGAGTTAGACGCACAGCGTGTTAATGTGTTTACAGCCTTAGAAGGTGTTCCGTATATCAGTAAGCGTTTTGCTCTACAACGTTTCCTAGGTCTGACTGAAGAAGAACTAAGACAAAACGAAGACTTATGGTCAGAAGAGTCAGACAACATGGATTCACAAGGAGCATCAGGCAGTGATCTAAGATCCGTTGGTATTAGCCCGGGCGATATCGACGCAGACCTAACCACAGGTGAAGAGATTGATGCAGACCTAGAAGCACCAGACTTAGATCTAGGTACTGAAGAAGGCGGCGAAGAAGTATAAATACTACTATGATACTTAACGAACTCTACGACAAACAACCAGAAGGCTATCAAGACGCTGACCAAGATCACAGCAAGGCCCGTATTGGCGATCTACGTAAAACTAAACTGACTCTCAAGCAGTTAAACAAGTTACGTATTATGAATGACGTTCGATCATACGAACAAACACAAAAAGCAAAACGTGTTCAACAGCAGTACGGAACACCAGCAGAAGCACCTCAACTATAAGAAATTCCTAAAAAAGGCTCAAAAAGGCGCCTTTTTCGCTTAAAAAACTCCAATATTAAGAAAAATAGTGTAAATACACTCACAAAGCCATATATGGAGACAAAAAACATGGAAAATAAATTTGAACAGTTAATTGAGTATATCATTAACGACGAAGAAGACAAAGCCAAAGAGCTTTTCCACGATGTAGTGGTTGAAAAGTCACGTGACATCTATGAAGAGTTAATGGCAGAAGAAGAAGCAACTGAAGAAGTTGTTGAATCTGAAGACGAACAAGTTGAAGAATCAGCTGACGAAGAAGTTGAAGAATCAATTGAAACAGAAGAAGAAGTTGGTGGCGACGAAGCAGACGATTTAATTGCTGACATCGAAGCTGACGAAGAAGGCGTTACAGAAGAAGAAGACGACTACGAAGGTGAAGAAGAGTCTGAAGAAGATGAAGACTTAGAAGACCGTGTTGTTGACTTAGAAGACAAGTTAGACGAATTAATGGCAGAATTTGAAGGCTTAATGGCTGACGGTGATGCTGAAGAAGAAATGGGCGAACCAGAAGCAGAAGAAGAAATGGGTGAACCAGAAGAAATGGAAGTACCTATGGAATCTGAAGAAGCAACTGAAGAAGTTGTTGAAGCTGAAGAAGAAGTAGCAGAAGAAAAAGAAGAAGAAGCTCTTGAAGAAGGCGCTGATCTTAAACCAGCTACTAAGCCAGAAACAAAAGAAGGTGCAGACCAAACTAAATCACCAGTAGCGGCTAATGCCGGTGCTAAAGGTGCAGAGGCTAAGCCACAAGCATCAAAAGGTGAAGAAAAAGGTTCTGCAACACCTAAAGCAGAAGATCAAGGCGGAACCACTGAACCAGATCTTAAAAAAGTTTAATTTAAACTTTATTATATAGGTACCTTACAATATGTCAAACATATACTTAAAAGAACATCTTAACCATTCAATGGCCAACATGATTGTTGAGTCAGCAAACGATGGTAAAGATTTATATATGAAAGGTATCTGCATCCAGGGTGGTGTAAAAAACGCTAATGAACGTGTATATCCAGTTTCTGAAATTGAAAGTGCAGTTAAAACACTGAACGAACAAGTTACAGGTGGATATAGCGTTTTAGGCGAAGTTGATCACCCAGATGATTTAAAAATCAACCTTGACCGTGTATCACATATGATTGAAAATATGTGGATGGATGGTCCAAATGGATGTGGTAAATTAAAGATTCTACCTACACCGATGGGTCAACTAGTTAAAACTATGTTAGAGTCAGGTGTGAAGTTAGGAGTTTCGAGTCGCGGTAGCGGAAACGTTAACGAGGACTCAGGACAAGTCAGTGATTTTGAAATTATCACTGTCGACATCGTATCGCAACCAAGTGCTCCGAATGCTTACCCTACAGCAATTTATGAAGGTCTTATGAATATGAGACATGGTCATAATGTTTTAGAGATGGCAAGAGAGGCTAGTGGTGATGCTAAAGTACAACGATATTTGAAGAGTGAAGTTTTAAGACTCATCAAAGATCTTAAGGCTTAATAGGAGAATGGCATGCTAGATGTACTAAAACCATTATTAGACAGCGATCTAGTTAACGAAGAAACTCGTGCTGAAATATCAGAAGCATGGGACGCTAAGTTAAACGAAGCTCGTGAGTCTGTTCGTGCTGAATTACGTGAAGAGTTCGCTCAGAAGTATGAACACGATAAACAAACAATGGTTGAAGCAATCGATCGCATGGTAACAGAAAGTTTGAAAACTGAAATGGCTGAAATGCAGGAAGAAAAAGCCAAATTAGCAGAAGACCGTGTTAACCAAGTTAACAAAATGAAAGAATCAGCAGAAAAATTTAATAACTTTATGGTTACTAAATTAGCTGAAGAACTCAAAGATCTTCGATCAGACAGAAAGGTACAAGCTGAATCAGTTGAAAAATTGGAACAGTTTGTGGTTAAAGCGTTAGCAGAAGAAATTAAAGAATTTGCACAAGATAAACAGGACGTTGTAGAAACTAAAGTTAAACTTGTTGCAGAAGCTCGTGCGAAACTAGAAGAACTTAAAACTAAGTTCGTTACAGAATCGAGTGAGAAAATGACTAACGCAGTTGCCAAGCATTTGAAAGCAGAACTTTCGCAATTACATGAAGATATCAAAGTTGCTCGTGAGAACACCTTTGGTAGAAAAATCTTTGAAGCATTTGCTAGTGAATTTGGCGCAACTCATTTAAATGAGAACGCAGAAATTCGTAAACTAGTTGACGCTATCGCAGAAAAAGATCAACAAATTGCAGAAGCAACCGATAAGCTCAACGAAACTACCAAGTTGGTTGAGTCAAAAGAAAATGAGATTGTCATGATCAAAGAGTCTAATGAGCGTGAAGCAAAATTAGATGAACTACTTTCTAATCTTAATGATGAGAAAGCAGAAGTTATGACTAATTTATTAGAGGGTGTTGCTACTAAGAAATTAGAAGCGGCCTTTAACAAATATCTTCCAGCGGTGCTTAACGAGAATGTAGTGAAGTCTAAAAAAGCGACACTTACAGAATCTGTTAAGGAAGTAACTGGAGATAAAAACAAGCAAGTTGAAGAAGTTAAAAAAGACGAAGATGGCAACATCATCGACTTACGCAAACTTGCTGGTATTTAAAGACATTAGGAGATAATTATGTCACAAGAACTACTTGAAAGCCGTTGGGGTGAGACTAAAGACGCTTTATTAGAAGGTCTACAAGGCAACAAACGCAACTCAATGGGTGTTATTTTAGAAAACACAAAAAACTACTTAGCTGAAGCGGCAACATCAGGTGCATCAGCGGCAGGTAACGTAGCAACACTAAACCGTGTAATTCTTCCAGTTATTCGTCGAGTTATGCCAACAGTTATTGCTAACGAAATCGTTGGTGTACAACCAATGACAGGCCCAGTAGGCCAAATTCACACATTACGTGTACGTTATGCTGAAACATTAAATGCTGACGGTTCAGCAAATGATACAACAGCAGGCGATGAAGCATTATCACCATTCCAAATCTCAACAGCATACGCTGGTGACGGAACTGCTGGTAAAGCTGACTCAACAGCAGGTAAAGAAGGTACAGGCGGTCGTAAGATTT